CTACCTGCTCTAAGTAATTGAATTATAAATATATGCTCTTACCCTAATACAACCTTTATACTACACTTTATTTTATCTATATTACACGCAAACACGCGTTACAGAACACACTATTTTATCTATATTAAACCTCCACCCCAATCACCTCCTCAGTTGTTTTATCTTCCACTGACTGATTAACAGAAGTTAATTCCAAGTCCCCAATTAGAGCATTATGACACTTACTGGACTTAAAATACTTACGCATTATATACGAAATAACACTCAATACCAACCCCCCAATAGAACCACTTAATATTATAGTAATATGGTCTTCAGTTAATTCACTCATTTATGTTTTATCAGGATATTATTAAATCTAATCTTTAGGTAAATGGAAGATTTAGAAGAAGTGGAACATTTTAATGTTAATCTTAGTGAAGAACGCTTAATACTATATAAAGACCCTGTGGAAGACCCTATTGAAGAATTAGAAGAAAAAACACCAAAACCTATCAAGAAACACAAAGAACCTATAAAAGAACTTGCGGATAATGAAATAGAAATGAAAATGATGTTTTTAGATAAACATTTTAGTCAAGATATCGCAATAATACTCAATGAGAAGTTTGAATGCGACGAGAGAACACCTTTAACATATCAATATTTACTAAAGAACTTTGCGAGATTGAATAAAATGAGAGACGAATTATCTTCTTTAGATTATGCTTGTTTTATGTTATTAGATAAGATAAAATTATCCAGAATTACGAAAGCCCTTAAGGTTGTTATAAAGGAAACAATAGCAAATATAAAACAAGAGAAGAAACAACAAGAGGAATACGGATTGAAAGTCAAGCATGGAGAGAAGAAAGGGTTTATATATTGTAAATGTTGTAAAAAGGAATTCAAAGATAGTAGATATGAAGCCCATATCAATACAAAAGGACATTTAACAAAATCTAAAAAGTGTTAAAATATGTTTTTTATTATCCGTGTATAATATAAATGAGTGAATTAATAGGATATTCTAATTATATCAAAGACCGCTTAGACACTTTAACAAACACGGTTCATATTATGGATGACCTGATCGCAGAGAGAAACGCGATAATCGCTCACAGATTTTCTAAAAATACAGCACAGCCATACAGTTTATCACTATTAAGAAATATAATAGACCGTGGAATAAGGCTTATAGAATTTGATGTATCAGAAACACAAGATACAGACCCAAATGATAGAGTATTTTTTCTATCTCACGGAACAGGGGGTCTTGAGGAAATCGCCCCAGAAGATAGACCAGCAGAAATAACCAAAGATACATATAATAAATCCATTATTAATTTCAATAATAAATATTTAAACAACGCTGATACACTGCCTTCTCTCCGTGAAGTGTGGAATATGTTGAAAAACGAGGAAGTGGTTCTTTTAATGGAAGCAAAAACTACAAATACAACAGGATTAATTAATTACTGTGAGAATGTCCTTAAAATGGATAAATCACGCGTTATATTCCAGGATTTTGATAATTCTCAATTGACTGTATTTAAAAACGCAGGATATAAAACAATGAAATTGTCTTCGGGTCCTTTATTATCAACTCAGGAAATAGCTGACTATGATTATTATTGCGTGAAAGGTACTACAGCAAATGCTAATGCGTGGCAGGCAGATAGTAGAATATCTCAATTCTTCCTTTATACGTCAAATAGTCCAGCATATTTTGGATACTATTTAGGTCTTGCTTCAAAAGTGGTCGGTTGTTTTAGCGATTGTGCTTTGGCTGATTATAAAAAATTAACAGTTCCTGATAGGTCTTTATTAGACCCAAAAAATGGATATGTTTCGGTTATTCACGAAGACCATAACCTCGCAAAGAATACATATGTAGGGTATGATACAACAGGAAATTTAATATTGGATTTCAAAACTCAAGGAAATCCAGGTGCTAACGACAATATTTATATTACTTTTCACGGATATCTTATTCAATTTAATAAATTCTATACAATGAGACTTGAAGGAATGAGTGGATCAGCAACAAACTGGGTTGCGTTGTTTCTACGATTAGGTTTGGATTATACGGAAGTTGATAAATCTCCAAGTTCAAGAGAATTCACTTTTAACACTTTATTTAGAAATAATCGTCAAGTTGATAGTTATCTATTGAAAGATGAAGATGCTGATCAAGAAGGAACAACATATACACGCCCTAGTGGAGAAGAATATATTACTTTTAGAGTTAGTAAAAATGATGATGGTTCTCAATTTATTTTTGAAATGGCGAGTGAAAGTGATCCTAAAATTGCGTTTGTCGCTGATAAGACGGTTCAAATTCCATATACACAATTAAATAAATGGGACTTCTCAACTACTAATCATATGTTCCTTGGATTTAAAAAGGATGATGATACCACTGGAAAAATAACATGGTATGATAGGGATTATGAAAGTTTTAAAATACCATAAATGATAACCATTTTAGAATGATTATATAAGAATATAAAATACTGTTATATATATGAAACCTGACATATCATATTATCAGAAAAATAGAGAGAAAATGAAAGCGTCAGCTATAAAGTATTATAAAGATAATAGGCTTATAATTAATAACTCAGTAAATAGAGAGAAAAACCCTGAATTATATGAATGGTATATTAAAGACGCTAGTAACGCAGTATTTAAAATTAGACACGGTTCATTTAGTATTAAAGAAGACCTCCATAAATATTTCTTTGGAGAGAAGATTATAGAAAAATCTATGACAAAGACTTAAAAAACTTATTTGTTTCTCTCCACATATTATATATAAAGAGAATGCCTGAATTTAAACCATTACCTGTTTTTATTAATGAATACCCTGTTATGATGACATACAGCGAAAGCAAAGCAAACGACGGATGGATAAAAGCGAATATGAAAGGTGGTCGTGTCAAGAATTACGGAGTGTTTGATGGAGAGAAAATATCACCTCCTCCTAATGACGGGTGGGCTGGATGTCAGCCTCCGTTGTATTACCAAAAACATAAAGCCAAAGGGTATTGAGCGGGATATTGAAATTTATATTATTATTTAATAAGTAGTAATATAAATATTTTAAAAGGGTTAAAAGAGTTAAGGTTCTTCTATAGTGTATGTTTGTTTAAGTTGGGCTATATATGTTTCCAATTCATTAACACGGTCAGACAAGTCTTTCTTATCATCTTCATTAGCAGATTGTAAAACAGTTGTATTTCCATTTACGGTAAAATATGCGTGTTTCTCTCTAATAATAGTATTATCTACATAGTGAATTTCAAAGTTATCTAACGCTATCTTTAATCCAGCAGGTAATTGCAATGTAATAGATATTAAATACTTATCAATTAATAATTTGGATAATGGTATTACATATCTGTTATAATTATCAGTGTTTCTTAATAAATATATGGGGAAATTTAAAATTTTAGCATCAATAAATTCATCATCTTCATTATCAAAATATATTATAACAGCATTAATAGAAATATCAGTATCTAAAATATCAGTTTTTATTTTTACATCACAATCAAAAATATCATTTGTTAAAATGTTAGACGCATCAAAAATACTTGGATTTGCTCCATTATTCAATAATGCTATCTCTTCTACTCCTGAAGATACTTGTTTCTCTACAGCATGTATATATTCATTACTTATATCTCTCTGTTCTATAACATTAATATTATTAAATGTTTTAACAGGTTCATAATTAGTATTATTCAAAGTATAATGGAAGTGTTCGTCTTCCAGGGTTGAAGTATCTATATTTACAAATGAGGCATCGATAGGGGTTTCTATCTTAATTACATCTGTATTCTGTTTGGTATAAGTTGAAGTTCCAGAAATCAATAAATCACGACTGTTTGTTGATATTAAAGGAGATGTTAATCCACCGAATACGAAATTAATATAACTACTTTGTACTGAACTTGCTAAACTTGTTGAGAACTGAATATAAATATAAATATTATTTGCTGGTATATCTAATGGAATATTAAAATTAAATAATAGTTCCATTTCTGTAATAGATTTATTATCATTATTTGGAAAAACATCATCTATATTATTACCATACATATTTACTCCTCTATAATTATGCACAGAATTAACAGTCTCTGTAGCATAGCATAACACCTCTATATTATTACCATTGAAAGTTGGGGCTTTTCCTAATATTCCCTGAGCCATAAATGTGCTGTCATTTGTAATATCACGATCATTAATATATGGTATATTTAATTTAACTTGTAATCGCCCTTTTTTAATAGTGGATACTGTTAAATCCTGATATACAATACCGTAAAATTGGAATAATGAAGGGTTTATTTTGGGTGTTGATTGTAAAATATAAGCATTTGATTTAATAATGCTATCATTAATTATTTCTGTGCTAACTAAAGGGGTTATTGGTATATACATTCTAGTAGGTTTCGTGTAAAACGCTTCAGGTTGTAATGATATCCCTCCCCATTGTCCATAATTATTAAATTGTTTTCCAGTGATATTATAAGTTGTAAATGATTGTAATAATTCACCGCTAATTGCATCATCTACATATTTTTTATTTGTTGCGTCATTATCTTCTGTTGGCGTTCCTACATTTATAACTCTATTATTTTCAAAAGTGGTTGTTTTATCTTTTAAAAATTTACAATTAGTCTCAGTGCTTGGTCTGCCATTAGTGAAAATTAATAAATCATCATTAGACCGTGTTCCAATATATGCACCTTGTGTCGTATTAATATAAGTTGTTAATTCAACATCATTATTTTTTTGACTAAATCCATATGATCTCGCATTACTTGATAATATCTGAGTTGGACCACTTAAAGTTCCGCCTGTTAAAGGAAGATATTTCTCTCCTTCTGTTGTTATCGCATCATCTACATATTTTTTCGTTGTTGCTTCATTATCATTTTGTCCTGTTAATAATCCTGTAATTCTATTATTATCCATGGCAATCCCACCAGTCATAGTTCCTCCTGTCAATGCAAGTCGTGTATTTACACGGTTATTAACATATAGTAAATTTGTTAAATCACTATTAAAATTTGGTGCTAGTGATGTATATATTCTTTTATTTCCAAGGTTTATATCACTTGTAAATATTGATGTTCCAGTATTCAATGTTAAAACTTTTGAACCTCCAGTGTAAATATCACATACAGGACGCGGACATTTAATATTAACAAGATTATCACCCCCATTTGCATATTCATCTTTAATAGTCATATCTCCAATACTTAATTCTTCATTTACTTTTAGGTCTCCAGATATTATTCCACCAGTTAAAGGAAGGAAAGTTCCTGCACCACTATCAATATCTATAACAACACTTGATTTGACCCCCTGCTCGTCGTTTAAATTTAATGTTTTAGTGTTTTTAACAAATGACAGCGTGTAATCACCATCACCGTTATGCGTTCCAATTCGTGCGTTAACATCTAATATATTGAGATTATTATCATATGGTAGATTATTCCACATATTAGAGGACATTATATATATTATGAATGGATATTAAAATAATTGTTTTTATATATATTTTCCTTTAATAGTCTAATAGATTAAATCAATAACGAGCCTGTAGTCACTTTCTAATGTTGCTGGTTGTCCTATGGAATTCAATAACCTGATATTTAAACTGTTAATATACGGTGCTACATTGAGTGGATATTCTGGAATTGTATTGCCTCTGTATAAAAATATATCACCTAAACTGACATTATTAAATGTTATGATTTCACATGTGCTTGATGAATTTGCTGGATTATTATTATTAATTGTTCGGACGATTGCTGATTCATTAATTAGCCCGTCAATCTGGATATACAATTCGTTCAATGGAATTACACTTGGAGGGTTTGGACTGTAATTTGAAAACGACAATGGATATTCACCGTTAGGATATCCTAATTTAAACCAAAATGTGCTGTTATCACTTGTGATTAATATTTGTGCGTTTTGATTTACTATAGTCATGTATGTGCGTAACTTGTCTTGATCAAAATTGAATATAGGTAACAAGGTTGTTCTATATTGGCTGGCTGGGTCTGTGTCAGTAAAAATAGCATTCTCAAAATATACATTCAATTTATCAAACAAATCCTTTTGTGTATGGTAATATACATTGCTTAACGGCGTGATATCAATATCATATTCAAATGTTTCTGTGTTAGTCCTAATAGCAAATTTTAATGACCCTTGACCTTGTTGGATTAATTTCGCTAAATACACAGTGGAAAAACTGGATACTCTTGCTCCTATAGCGTTATTTATGGACGTTTCAAAATTGTATGTTATATTATCAATAGTTTCATTATTGTTTTTAAATTTAGAATTCAATATTATCTTTTGCGGTTGTGCTGGAGATGTCATTATATATATATTTACATAGATATAATAAATATATATTTTGTTATTAAATACTTTTTAAAAAAAAGTTTAAGCAATTACTTGTAGGAAACTCTCTGAAATTACTAGCTCACGAGTATGACAGTAGAACATTAAAGTTTCGTCTGGTGCTTCTGATAATCCTTGGACTTGCAAACTGACACGACCACCTGTTAAGGAGGTATTAACCCCGCTTATACTATCAGGTTGCAATACACGATTGAGTGGGATCCCAATAACGCTCATTTGTATTCCTTCATATGATAACTGGGCGTCTACATTAGTTGATACATACCCGTTAATGAAACTACGAGAATTGATCAATGGACACCCTACGAGAGATTTTTCATTTTGGTTCATTGTTGATTTCTTTAACTCAGAATATGAGTGTGCAGCAGTGCGAATATCTTCACCATACACATTACGGCTATCTATATAGAGGTTATAATTACAATTTTTCATTGAAACTGTATCCCATACCTTGGTTGTGCAAGTAGGATACAACGATGTTGCACCAGTGCTTGATTTTGTAGGATACATGTACACAGCATTCAGATTCGAACAATTCAAGTTTTCCTTTAAGTTGAAACTTGTATTTCCAGTGGTTGTTTGAGAAGTGATAAAAGCACTTGGATACAGGAAACTAACTTGTGAATTCATAACCATTTTACGGAAACTCATATCCACGCTTTGATCCATAGTTAGGAAATCCATTGATAATTTGAAGTTATTTACAGTATAAGTAGTAGGAGTTACTTTTGTGTCAAAACTTGAAACGAAAGCCTGTCCATAATCAGACAAAGTCAATTTTAAGATCAAAGGGATCGCAAATATTGGTAATATTGAACGGTTAATTTTTGCGAAATCAACAATCTCACGTAAAGGACAGCATATTTGATATGTGATTTTATTGTTAACATCATTTCTAACAATTGAATAAATGAAATTGTCAGCTCCTGTTGGTAATATGCGCCTATATGTGCCTTCTGTTAATTCTCTGGATGTTCTAAGCCCTTCGTATGAGTTATACAGCCGTTGAGATAAAGAATTATATTGCACCAAATTTTGCGTTTTTGATGGTTCCAATGATTGCCCTTTACATTCTATCGTGTATCCTTTAAATAGTGAGGAAGCGTTTCCGTTTTTGAAAAATACATTTGCTGATACATCCGAATTCAAGACGATTTCAAAGTTGAGCATTGCAGTTTCAATATCAACCCACTCGCTAGAACTACTTATCTGTAACTGTACTTGACCTCCTGGAGCTAATCCACTTGCATTGCCGTTTGGTAGGATATTACGGTTTGTTCTGGCAATCACAACATCATGTCCTACGCTTTTTTGAAGTAATCCTTTTGGAATTTCTTGAGTTAAAGATTTTGATTGATATCCACTAGCTATCATATTATACACTAAATAAAGATAATTATTTTTTATTTTTTATATTTATATCTATTCTTCTAATTTAATATTAAATTTTTTATTAAAATTCTTATAATATTTCTCATTATATGGTTTCTTCATATTACAATATATAAAATCATATTGAAAATAGTCTTTTCGTAAGTTTTCTGCTAAAGGTTTAAAATAGTCATCAGACGATTCATAAGCAATATCATCAAGCTCTTTTTTATTCATATTATTCGTAAAATAAATATTAGCACTTGAATTAACTCTTATTGATGACGGAACTAATTTATATTTTTGTGATGTGATAATAATATTTACTTTATGATGTCGTCCTTTAATAAATAAATCCACTAATTTCCCCTGACGTGTTGATTTGATACTTGTTATTAAATCGTCTATTATTAATAGTACTGGTCTGCATTTATTCTCTTTTAATTTTTGATGTTGAAAATCTAATATACTATTAATAAAATCTTCATTGTAATTATCTATTATATTTTCTGGATTATCTTTCATCATTTTTTTTAAGTCTTTATAACTGTCGTCATTTTTATAGGTTGGACTCATAATGAATATCTGTGATGGTTTAAATACTTTGTTATATCCATATTCTGGATTTGTTAATAAATCATTTATCATAAAAGATTTCCCTGAAAAAGAAGGAGCATATACCGCCATTCGGAACCCACTCTTATCAGGTATTGGTAAATGTTTATGATTTTTTTTAAATAGTTCTATTTTTCGTTTCCAATTAATATCCATAAATATATATCTATATAAATTAATTATATATTTATTATAATTGTTTAATTACTTCATCGTATGATTGTTCTTCCTCTTCCTCTTCCTCTTCCTCTTCCTATTTTTGGTCTGTAATTTTGTCTTTTTTGTCTTTTATTTATTTTATTGAATATATTAAAATAATTCCCGCTAAACCTTGATTTTATTTTATTTTCCAGACGGTTTATATTATTCTGATTAAGAAATGTATCAATACCATGATATTTTTGAATTCTTGAATTTGGTAATAGTGGCTTTGTTCCAGGTTGATTAATCCCAATAGTATTTGATTTTTGTAAGTTCTCATTGGTTTCTGAGATTGGATCACCTACCATATGATAATGTATCAATTTATTCTGTGCTGTAGGGTTCCAACCTACTGGTGATTTTCCCATATTAAAAACCACAATCCTCCCAATTTTTTCTTGATATCTGTCTAATAATATTGATGCTCTTGAGCCTCCTAATGAGTGACCATATATATTATATGTTGATGTTTTATCATTTTCCAATATAATATCTTCAAAATCATTTTTAATATTAGATAATATTGTATCAGTATTTCCAGAAAATGCGATTGCCGCATCACTTTTTAAATCTTCTAATGAATTTGTTCCCTTAATACCAATATGATTATCTCCACTATAATCTTTATAATATACAAGGTCTTTTGTTTCTTTTATTAATTTTAACATATCTCTGCTTCCTATGAATTTCTTTCTCTCCCCTACAGGTTTGTAACTCTCTTTTATTACAGAAATAGGTAGAAAATAGTGATAAAAAGCTCCAGTTGTATCTTGTTTGCTTTTAAATACAGCATCTTCATCACCTCTTAGAAAATCCTGATAGTCTTCTAAACTGTATCTTTCTACTGGTAAAAATGATGGTTTATTAATTTCATCATTATTTATTTCACTACTATTTGATAGTGTCAATGGAAACCTGTTAAATGGATCTATTGCTCCGTTTCGTTGTTTTTCCTTTGCTATTTCAATCTTATAAAAATTTATTCTATTATCTAAATAGTCGTTCATATATATAATTAATTGTTATTATATTTATTGATTTTTGTTTATCTTTAAAAACTAAATAATGGTTGTTCCGCTTCTACTTCTTGTTCTTCTTGGGTAGGTTTTGAAGAACTAAAAATATTATCTATATTTTGCTGTGTAGTTTTTGAAGTTTTTGAAGGTTTTTTAGGTTTTGAAACATTAAAATAATCAATTATACTTTGACTTTCCATTGCACTACCACGCAAATTTGTTTTTTCTTGTGCTTTAGCCCTTTCTGATGGTGTTCTTGTGAGTGGTTCTTCTGGTGATTCTTGTGTTTCGTCTTTTTTCCCTCTTACAATAAATTTTCTCCCTTTTCCTCTTACTTTTCGTTTTGGTTTTTCTGGTTGTATATTTGGAACAGTTGTAAGCATTCCTTTAATATTATCATCTACCGTTTTTAAAATATCATCCATTGTTTCATCTACTGCTTCTGCTATATCAGACTGTTTCGTTAATGTAGTATTATTAATATAATTGAAATTATTACTATATGGTGAGCTTTCAAATGCTGGTTGAATAATTCCTGCATTTTTATATTTATCTATATTTACACGATAATATAGCTCCATTAATTCATTCAGTTCATCTTGTTTTTCTTTTGGTGTTTTTTCTTTAATTATTGGAGTTCTCTCCATATCCTCAGGTTCATATTGTGGAATTGATACTACATAAGAATGAATTTGTTTATATATCATATTTTTATCTGAGTCTATTACATTACCAATATTAACATTATTTCCTCCTTTTGGAGTAAAAGCCAATAAATTTCCTTTTGATTTCATTATTATTATACTTAATATAAATATATTAATAATTTTTTTTTCACTTACCATATATTATCTAAATTTAAATATGATTTTTTATTTTGGTATCTTTGTTCATGTTCTTCTTCTTCGCTTTCTTCTTCTTCACTTTCTTCTAAAACAGGTTGTTTCTTCTTTGGTTTCTTCTTTGGTTGTTTCTTAATTGGTTGCTTCTTAATAGGTTGCTTCTTAATAGGTTGTTCATTTTCACTTTCACTTTCACTATCTTCTAAAACAGGTTGTTTCTTAATTGGTTTCTTCTTTGGTTGTTTCTTAACAGGTTGCTTCTTAATAGGTTGTTCATTTTCACTTTCACTATCTTCTAAAATAAGTTGTTTATTGGGTTGTTTTTTGAGTTGTTTCTTGGGTTGCTTCTTGGGTTGCTTCTTAATAGGTTCTTCTTCTTGTTCTTCTTGTTCTTCTGGTTTATATTCAATATCATCATTATCACTATTTTCTATAGGTTCTTGTATTGGTTGTGTAATTTCATTCATTTCTATTGTTTCAATCATAACTTTAGTATTTTTTTTAGGCATATATATATATAATAGAGATTTTTTTATAAATTAAATATGTTTATATTATATATATATGGATTTGTCTAATAATGATATTGTGGATATGTCTAATAATGATATTGTGGATATGTCTAATAATGATATTGTGGATATGTCTGATAACAAACAGCCTATTAAATACTACCGTGATTTATTAATATCTAAATTTGGTGCTGATAATAAAGATATTCAAAAATTAGGTTTTTTATGGAGTGATGTTGATAAAATACATAACAACTCTGTTTCTATTGATGAATTTATAAAAAACTAATTATTTCCATAAATTATCATAGTGTGCTTCAGGTTTTCTCTCTATTTTAGTCATGATATAGTTGTTTTGATTTCTTAAATTATTAGATAATGGTTTAATTTCTTTCTTCTTCTTCTTCTTATCCTTAATAGGTGTGTAAATAGTTTCTGTTATATATACCTCACCAATTAATGGTTTAGGTTCTATATTTTGTTCTTTCATTATAATATAATATAATAATATAATATAATGAACTGTGTTTTATATTATGGATATGATAATGATGATAATGATAATGATAATGCTAATAATGATAATAATGATAATTCAAATGGTAAAATAGATAGTAAATTTAGAGAGAAACTATTAGATAAGTTTTTAAATAATATTTCTAATATAGTTGATAAGAAATTTAGCAAATTGTGTAATAATGTTTAATAATATGTAAATTATATTTTGTTTTTAGTCTAAAATATAATTTTAATCGGTGTTATTTGGGTTAATTCGGCATATCAATAAGGCGATATTGAATATTTATTTACCGCTCCATTATGGTCTTGTTTTTGTTTCCAAGTATTATATTTATCAATTAGGTATAAAACATATTGCTCTAAAATATCAGGATAAAATTTCCCAGTCTTTTTCTGTTTTCCGTTTTTTAAATCTTTCCATATGATAAACATATTTTTACTATTATGATATTGATCGTAGTTGTTTTTTCTTAGTTGTTCAAATAATGAGGTTATTCGTTTTTTAAAGAATAAGTATTCGTTTAATTCGTATTTATCAAAACTATCCAGATTTTCCTCAAACATTTATATTATATTATATATTGAGATTATTATTTATCTCTAAATTGTAATAATTGTTAATTACCTTTTTTATTCTGGTCTTTTGGTTCTTTAAGTTCTTTTAATATATATATATAATTCTGGTCTTTTGGTTCTTTAAGTTCTTTTAATATATATATAATTCTGTTTCTCTCTGTTAATTATTTATTCTTGGGGTTATGAATAGTGAATTATCACCGATTTAGAACAGTTCTTATATAGTTAAAGGCTTAACTTTTTTTAGTATGGGGGAAGAATAATAGAATATTATGGATATAGAACTATTCAAGAAAGAGAGAAGGAAGGAAGGAAGGAAGGAAGGGTCAAAATGAAGGGGTCAAAAATTGCCCCAAGGGGTCAAATATTGCCCCCAAATAAAGAAGTCCTACAGAAAATCTCCAGAAATAGACCAACTTATTTAGGGGGCAAAATATGACCCCTTGGGGCAAAATATGACCCCTTCAAAAAGTATTTAAAATAAAAATATGTAAGTAATAATTATATATTTTTATTCAATTTCTATCTACATTCATCTAACACTCCTCATCTTCAATATTTTCAACATCAACACTCATATTATCATCATCATCTTCTTCATCAAAGTCAGGTTTTACCATTTTAAAACCATATATTATATTTCTACAAGTCAAATTGTTAATCTTTTTCCTATCAAAATAACTATTTTGATAACTCAAACTATTCTTCAAATAATCAGTCAATCCCTTTTTGTTTCCCCAATCTCTCTTTTCTTTCTTTGTCAATAACATATAGAATTCACTATTTTTAAACAGTGTAAATATATCAGTCATTTTCACAAACGGGGTTTCTCCTTTCATTTCCTCAGGTGTCAATTTCTTCATTCGCTCATCGCACCATTTCAGGATTTTATCCCCATTAATCAAATATTCACGACTTAACATTTTCACCACCTTCGGTTCAAGCTTCTTAATATTTTTATTCACTTTCTTGTATTCTCTATTATATTCCAACATCACCTCAAACAACGCCAAACGGTATTTTTCACGGAATTCGTCAGTTCCCAGGAATGTATCCATTTCATATACATGTTCTTCAGGATTGATTAAAGCCTCGTCATCAGTAAATCTACTATCAAAAGGAACATTATCAAACCTCGCAACATCTGCTTGTTCTATCTTGCTCTTAAAATCCAATTTATCATTCGTTTCCATAATCAATGTCTGCCTCAAATGCTTCTTAGTATCTTTGTCATACGCACCTCTGGCAGAAATTGTTGCTCCGCCTGTTATTTGACGGATAGTCGCATTATTGAGTGGTGCCCCGCAAGGTTCCCTGGTAATAACAAAACGCTTATTATTCATATTCGCAATTTGCTGATTTACTCCATCATCAACAGGTTTCAACAACACAGAACTATTCAATTCATATCCATAATTTCCCATCATACACATAATAAAATCGTTCAACATTCCTTTTCCATTGCGTCCGCACCCCCGAGCAACAATAAACTTCTGTAGAGTAATTCCATACATTCCAGTCGCAACAAGAACCATATAGAATTTCCTCACATCTTCCTCAGGTAGAATTTTCTCAATAATGGATTTCACATAATCAATATCTTCCTGTTTTGAAGGTTCATAATCATAACCAGTTGTTAGAGTTACATAATCGGTTTGTTTTGGTTTAACCCATGTGTCAGTATCCAAATTATAGATTTTATTATTGAAGGCAAATAGATTTGTTTTTGTTTCAAATTCCACTTCGTCATTCGCAATAAATTCCAATATTTCCCTCTTAACATTCGCTTTATAATGTGTTTTTTTCAAATCGGTAGCAACATCAGTAATGACACTTGATTTTTTTCTTAGTTTTTCCATTTCGTCGTGGTCTTTGATTAAGGCTGTTGAATAAAACATAGTTTCGGCTTTGATTTTGAATAGATTATGTAACTTTCCACTGAGTAATCTTGTAAGACAAGACGCAATTCCATCGCTTTCTTTCCAATAAACACCAGTGTAATTATACAACAGTCCTTTTCTAAATAGGAAATTCTTACCGAAATGATTATAAAACACTCTTGCTACATCATTTTCCGCTCCTGATCCAGATACAAGTCTTGTTTCTTCAGGAGTTAATGTTAAATCTTCCATCATATCAGTTTGAGGGTTTTCACATGAAACGATAATATTATTACTCAAATCATCACTATTAAAACTTAAATCTCTAATTTTCTTCATTTTCTCCAATCCTTCTTTTCTCATCTCTGAGATATAATCACTATTTTTTTCTTCCATTTCTTTTTTCATTTCAGGCGTTATAATAAATTTTCTAATTGTTTCCAAATAACTGGCTTCATAATCTATACAATGCATATTCCAAATAGTATTAACCCATTCAGTATCATCATTATATTTTGTGGATTTACTCATTACTTTATTTAAAATGTCTAATATTTTCTTATCCTTAGTTGGAGCAAATCTTTTTATTGTTCCAACACACCATGTTACACTATCCAAATCACTCATAGACGCTTTATTTAAACTATTTTCTATAAATGTATAATCAAAGTCAAGTGATAAGTTACCATCAACTTCACCTTCATATTGATTTTCTATAGGGTTATGTTTTGGTTTAATAATGTAAGTATCAATGTATTCAATCATATAAGGGGTTGTATTATTAAATGTTTTTAATTCTGTATTTCTTGCACAAGTATTTTTTAAAATCCATAAATCATCGTATTCATCAATATCAATATCTGTCATAATATAATCGTAACAAAAATATCCATGACCATCGTTAATTTCGTTTTCAAATTTAATATTCTGAGCCATAATAAGACTATAACGCTCATTTTCAGGCTTTCTTGAACCATATAATTGCCAATTACAAGAACCCCTGGAAATTCCAATATCCAAAATATCACTATAATCATTAGTTATTGGTATGTCACCTAACACAATACCGATATTTTCCAGCATTTTTGTTCTTAAAAATAACTGTTGATGATGTGACATATTAATATTAAATACTATATGTATTCCGTCTTTAGTTTTATCATCAAGACAATTAACATTAGGTTTTTCAAATACGAAAACCTGAAAATTCTCATTTTCATTTATATGATACATATGTCTGGAAATGATATCGCAATATAATGCAATCAACTCGTTAATATGGTCTTTTGTATGTTGTCGCTCTTTAATATTAGTTTCATATCTAAAATCCAGATCAATCAACAATGGATTATTACATTTTCTCTGTTTTTCTGTTAGGTATTCATTTTTTCCATCAATAAACACATGTTGATGATACAATTTATAAAATTCGTCTAAATCGTCATTCATAATACAGTATTTTCCAGGTAGGATACCTTTTCCATTTCCAATGCGTGTATGTGTAATATTATCTTTCTCTGTTGTTCTGTGATTAATAAGAAATTGTGTAAGTGTTTTGCTCATTCTATTATATCCTATTATATTATATATATATATTATATATTTGTAAGAATATATTTAATATATTTTATTACAAATATATTAAATTTCCTAAACTACCATAAATATTTATGGCTGAAATAATTAGCAGAATTAATTATCATTTTTTTATTATGTCGTAATCTATATCTTTCTCTCCTTATTTTATCATTATGATTATAATCACTATATAAACCAATCTTGTCATAATACTGTTCATATGGTTTTTTATTATCTCTAATTCCACCAAAAGAAGTTAATTTTTTTCCATGTTTAAATACATCATATTTCTTTTTAGGATTGGTTGATTTCTTAAATATATAACCATCTTTTTTAATATCATCCATATATATATATATTCATACATTATTAATATGTATTTTACTATTTAAATGCCTCTTAAGATGACGTTTAGTAACAGCACGATTACATACACAAATTATTTTAATAGATTGTTGAACCTTAATAATATCTTTATTAAGTTTTTTATATTCCCTGTTTTTCTCTCTAATATAATCTATATTTTGCTTCTTATAATTAGAAATTTGTAATTTTAATAATTCTTTATTATTTTGGTAGTATGTCATATATATATATGCGTGTTTTAAATAATTAAGTAAATATTTTTAAATCTTTATTAATAAAATACTTATCTTCTAAATGTTTCTCTCCATAATCAGAATGTATTTTATATAAAATATCATTATTTTTATCTATCGTTGGTTTCATCTTACATATAATTGTATAAACCTTAACATATATAGTATCAGTATCATTATCATTATCATTATCAGTATCATTATCAGTATCATTATCAGTATCAGTATCGTTAATAATAATCACATTATCCCCAATATTAAATTCTTTATCGTTTTCTATCTTTTCTTTAAGTTTATTTGTTAAATAGTTATATATATGTATTCTTGGTATTTTATCAAACATAAAATCAAGGTTCAACCTTTCTTTTAAAAAGTATTTAATTTTATTATTATTTTTTAGTTCTTTCAGCTCATTATTTATATAGTTATATAATTTATTCCGTGTTGTAGTAATATAACCCTGTTTATTATAGAAATAATCAATTACAATATGATATGCGTTTAATAACTCTGGTATATTATTATATCTAACCCTTCTTTTAATTTCATTATCCATTTATTATTTATATATAATTTATATAATATGTAAATAATTTTATTCTTCTAGTCTTCTATTCTTTTATTAAAATATAATCTTGTTGTTGAGAGACTGAATGACCCATTTCCTTTGCGATCTCCTTTTTTTCTTCAAAACTATCCCCAAATTTATTTGTTAAATAAATGTGTCTTAGCATTGATGCACCTATTTTTTTTTTACCAAATAATTTATTGAGAAGTCTGGTAATATCGTTTATTTGTGTATATGGACTTCCACTATGTTTTACAAGCAATCTCACCATTGTATTTTTTCCTAATTTTACTTTCATAAGTGGGTGGTGTTGAATATAATATGAAAATGCTTCTTTTAAATTGTCGTTTGAATTAAAATCTGTTATTTGTTGTCCGTATTTTTTACTTGTTTTATAATTATTAAAAATAAATCTATTTGTTTTAAGACATAAGTAGTTATTATTATCAGGCATTGATTCCAAATATTCTTTTACAATAAAACATTCTTGATAATCTTTATTTCTTCTTGGTGGTATATCAGTATATAAACAAATTAGAAAATATTTAATTATATTTTCATATTGAGATGGTGTTATATTTTTCTTTCCATAACCTTCAATCTTCTCTTTAAGATTTTTCTTTATTGTTTCAATCTCTTCCCATGAAACCCAGTTATCTTTTTGTGATTGTGATTTTGTATTATCAGGATTTTCTATTTTCTCATTATTTTTTAATTTATTTATAATATCCATATAACTATTTTTAGATTTATCATATTTTTTCTCATCTTTAAATAATTTATATACTCCTAAAATAGAAGCAATAATATTAATCTGTGTAGAAACCGCATAATGTTCTATCAACTTCATTATATTTTCTGTTTTTTTTAAAAATGCTAAACTCTTATAAGGTTTGTTCTCGTTAATTTTAAATAAATTTTTAATATATAAATTAGCAGTGCTTTCAGTAAGTCCGCTTTCCGTCAATTGATTTTGTAAATAAATCATAAAATCATTAACAATCATTATATATATATAGTAATATATTAAAATTATTATTTAAATACAAATCTGCTAAATGTAATTAAAAAATAATACAATATTCTTATTATTATACTTTATTACCGTTATTTTAGTTTATTTAATGTAAGAAAGTTAAAAAAACCGCACCGTAATCGTAATAAAATTAATTTTATTACGTGTAATATGTTAAAATGGCTACATTCTTACGGTATTTATGCTTTAAACAAGTTATTTATTGGTATTCTTACGGTATTTATACTTTAAACAAGGTATTTATTATTATTATTACATTATTTTATCACAGGGTCTTTCTAATAGATTTTAGAGAGAAACAAATAAGTATTAGAATTAATATATTAAACCTCCACCCCAATCACCTCCTCTGTTGTTTTATCTTCTGCTGACTGATTAACAGAAGTTATTTCCAAGTCCCCAAGCATGGCATTGTGGCATTTACTGGATTTAAAATACTTTCGCATTATATACGAAATAACACTCAATACCAACCCTCCAATAGAACCACTTAATATTATAGTAACATGTTCTTCCGTTAATTCACTCATTTATGTTTTATCAGTATATTATTAAATCTAATATTTAAGAAAAAAGGACATTTAACAAAATCTAAAAAGTGTTAAAATATCCTTTTTTATTATCCTTGTATAATATAAATGAGTGAATTAATAGGATATTCTAATTATATCAAAGACCGCTTAGACACTTTAACCAACACGGTTCATATTATGGATGACCTGATCGCAGAGAGAAACGCGATAATCGCTCACAGATTTTCTAAAAATACAGCACAGCCATACAGTTTATCTCTATTAAGAAATATAATAGACCGTGGAATTAGGCTCATAGAATTTGATGTATCAGAAACCGATGACGATGTTGACCCAGACGATAGAGTATTTTTTCTATCTCACGGAACAGGGGGTCTTGAGGAAGTCGCCCCAGAAGATAGACCAGCAGAAATAACTAAAGATACATATAATAAATCCATTATTAATTTCAATAATAAATATTTAAACAACGCTGATACACTGCCTTCTCTCCGTGAAGCGTGGAATATGTTAAAAAATGAGGAAGTGGTTCTTTTAATGGAAGCAAAAACTACAAATACAACAGGATTAATTAATTACTGTGAGAATGTCCTTAAAATGGATAAATCACGCGTTATATTCCAGGATTTTGATAATTCTCAATTGACTGTATTTAAAAACGCAGGATATAAAACAATGAAATTGTCTTCGGGTCCTTTATTATCAACTCAGGAAATAGCTGACTATGATTATTATTGCGTGAAAGGTACTACAGCAAATGCTAATGCGTGGCAGGCAGATAGTAGAATATCTCAATTCTTCCTTTATACGTCAAATAGTCCAGCATATTTTGGATACTATTTAGGTCTTGCTTCAAAAGTGGTCGGTTGTTTTAGCGATTGTGCTTTGGCTGATTATAAAAAATTAACAGTTCCTGATAGGTCTTTATTAGACCCAAAAAATGGATATGTTTCGGTTATTCACGAAGACCATAACCTCGCAAAGAATACATATGTAGGGTATGATACAACAGGAAATTTAATATTGGATTTCAAAACTCAAGGAAATCCAGGTGCTAACGACAATATTTATATTACTTTTCACGGATATCTTATTCAATTTAATAAATTCTATACAATGAGACTTGAAGGAATGAGTGGATCAGCAACAAACTGGGTTGCGTTGTTTCTACGATTAGGTTTGGATTATACGGAAGTTGATAAATCTCCAAGTTCAAGAGAATTCACTTTTAACACTTTATTTAGAAATAATCGTCAAGTTGATAGTTATCTATTGAAAGATGAAGATGCTGATCAAGAAGGAACAACATATACACGCCCTAGTGGAGAAGAATATATTACTTTTAGAGTTAGTAAAAATGATGATGGTTCTCAATTTATTTTTGAAATGGCGAGTGAAAGTGATCCTAAAATTGCGTTTGTCGCTGATAAGACGGTTCAAATTCCATATACACAATTAAATAAATGGGACTTCTCAACTACTAATCATATGTTCCTTGGATTTAAAAAGGATGATGATACCACTGGAAAAATAACATGGTATGATAGGGATTATGAAAGTTTTAAAATACCATAAATGATAACCATTTTAGAATGATTATATAAGAATATAAAATACTGTTATATATATGAAACCTGACATATCATATTATCAGAAAAATAGAGAGAAAATGAAAGCGTCAGCTATAAAGTATTATAAAGATAATAGGCTTATAATTAATAACTCAGTAAATAGAGAGAAAAACCCTGAATTATATGAATGGTATATTAAAGACGCTAGTAACGCAGTATTTAAAATTAGACACGGTTCATTTAGTATTAAAGAAGACCTCCATAAATATTTCTTTGGAGAGAAGATTATAGAAAAATCTATGACAAAGACTTAAAAAACTTATTTGTTTCTCTCCACATATTATATATAAAGAGAATGCCTGAATTTAAACCATTACCTGTTTTTATTAATGAATACCCTGTTATGATGACATACAGCGAAAGCAAAGCAAACGACGGATGGATAAAAGCGAATATGAAAGGTGGTCGTGTCAAGAATTACGGAGTGTTTGATGGAGAGAAAATATCACCTCCTCCTAATGACGGGTGGGCTGGATGTCAGCCTCCGTTGTATTACCAAAAACATAAAGCCAAAGGGTATTGAGCGGGATATTGAAATTTATATTATTATTTAATAAGTAGTAATATAAATATTTTAAAAGGGTTAAAAGAGTTAAGGTTCTTCTATAGTGTATGTTTGTTTAAGTTGGGCTATATATGTTTCCAATTCATTAACACGGTCAGACAAGTCTTTCTTATCATCTTCATTAGCAGATTGTAAAACAGTTGTATTTCCATTTACGGTAAAATATGCGTGTTTCTCTCTAATAATAGTATTATCTACATAGTGAATTTCAAAGTTATCTAACGCTATCTTTAATCCAGCAGGTAATTGCAATGTAATAGATATTAAATACTTATCAATTAATAATTTGGATAATGGTATTACATATCTGTTATAATTATCAGTGTTTCTTAATAAATATATGGGGAAATTTAAAATTTTAGCATCAATAAATTCATCATCTTCATTATCAAAATATATTATAACAGCATTAATAGAAATATCAGTATCTAAAATATCAGTTTTTATTTTTACATCACAATCAAAAATATCATTTGTTAAAATGTTAGACGCATCAAAAATACTTGGATTTGCTCCATTATTCAATAATGCTATCTCTTCTACTCCTGAAGATACTTGTTTCTCTACAGCATGTATATATTCATTACTTATATCTCTCTGTTCTATAACATTAATATTATTAAATGTTTTAACAGGTTCATAATTAGTATTATTCAAAGTATAATGGAAGTGTTCGTCTTCCAGGGTTGAAGTATCTATATTTACAAATGAGGCATCGATAGGGGTTTCTATCTTAATTACATCTGTATTCTGTTTGGTATAAGTTGAAGTTCCAGAAATCAATAAATCACGACTGTTTGTTGATATTAAAGGAGATGTTAATCCACCGAATACGAAATTAATATAACTACTTTGTACTGAACTTGCTAAACTTGTTGAGAACTGAATATAAATATAAATATTATTTGCTGGTATATCTAATGGAATATTAAAATTAAATAATAGTTCCATTTCTGTAATAGATTTATTATCATTATTTGGAAAAACATCATCTATATTATTACCATACATATTTACTCCTCTATAATTATGCACAGAATTAACAGTCTCTGTAGCATAGCATAACACCTCTATATTATTACCATTGAAAGTTGGGGCTTTTCCTAATATTCCCTGAGCCATAAATGTGCTGTCATTTGTAATATCACGATCATTAATATATGGTATATTTAATTTAACTTGTAATCGCCCTTTTTTAATAGTGGATACTGTTAAATCCTGATATACAATACCGTAAAATTGGAATAATGAAGGGTTTATTTTGGGTGTTGATTGTAAAATATAAGCATTTGATTTAATAATGCTATCATTAATTATTTCTGTGCTAACTAAAGGGGTTATTGGTATATACATTCTAGTAGGTTTCGTGTAAAACGCTTCAGGTTGTAATGATATCCCTCCCCATTGTCCATAATTATTAAATTGTTTTCCAGTGATATTATAAGTTGTAAATGATTGTAATAATTCACCGCTAATTGCATCATCTACATATTTTTTATTTGTTGCGTCATTATCTTCTGTTGGCGTTCCTACATTTATAACTCTATTATTTTCAAAAGTGGTTGTTTTATCTTTTAAAAATTTACAATTAGTCTCAGTGCTTGGTCTGCCATTAGTGAAAATTAATAAATCATCATTAGACCGTGTTCCAATATATGCACCTTGTGTCGTATTAATATAAGTTGTTAATTCAACATCATTATTTTTTTGACTAAATCCATATGATCTCGCATTACTTGATAATATCTGAGTTGGACCACTTAAAGTTCCGCCTGTTAAAGGAAGATATTTCTCTCCTTCTGTTGTTATCGCATCATCTACATATTTTTTCGTTGTTGCTTCATTATCATTTTGTCCTGTTAATAATCCTGTAATTCTATTATTATCCATGGCAATCCCACCAGTCATAGTTCCTCCTGTCAATGCAAGTCGTGTATTTACACGGTTATTAACATATAGTAAATTTGTTAAATCACTATTAAAATTTGGTGCTAGTGATGTATATATTCTTTTATTTCCAAGGTTTATATCACTTGTAAATATTGATGTTCCAGTATTCAATGTTAAAACTTTTGAACCTCCAGTGTAAATATCACATACAGGACGCGGACATTTAATATTAACAAGATTATCACCCCCATTTGCATATTCATCTTTAATAGTCATATCTCCAATACTTAACTCTTCATCTACTTTTAGGTCTCCAGTTATTCTTCCACCAGTTAAAGGAAGGAATGTTCCTGCACCACTATCAATATCTATAACAACACTTGATTTGACCCCCTGCTCGTCGTTTAAATTTAGTGTTTTAGTTGGTTTAACAAATGACAGCGTGTAATCACCATCACCGTTATGCGTTCCTATTCGTGCGTTAACATCTAATATATTGAGATTATTATCATATGGTAGATTATTCCACATATTAGAGGACATTATATATATTATGAACGGATATTAAAATAATTGTTTTTATCGATTTAAATATGTTTTAAGTTTAATAGATTAAATCAATAACGAGCCGATAATCACTCTCTAGTGTTGCTGGTTGTCCTATTGAATTCAATAGCCTGATGTTAAGACTATTAATATATGCTCCAGGTTTAAGTGGATATTCTGGGATTGTATTGCCTCTGTATAAAAAGATGTCGCCTAAACTGATTTGATTGAATGTAATGATTTCGGCAGTGGTTGGGTTGTTTGCTGGGTTGTTGTTGTATGGAGTATTTACCGTCGCGGTTTCATTAAGTAGCCCGTCAATCTGAATATACAATTCATTCAACGGAATTACACTTGGAGGGTTTGGGCTGTTATTAGAGAAAGATAATGGATATTCACCGTTAGGATACCCTAACTTAAACCAAAATGTGCTGTTATCACTTGTGATTAATATTTGTGCGTTTTGATTTATAATCATTATATTAGTTTGTAATCTTTCATGGTCAAAACTAAAAACAGGCGTTAGGGTTGTTCTATATTGGCTGGTTGTGTCTGTGCTGGTGAAAATAACATTCGCAAAATATACATTCAATTTATCAAACAAATCCTTTTGTGTATGGTAATATACATTGCTTAACGGCGTGATATCAATATCATATTCAAACGTTTCTGTGTTAGTCCTAATTGCAAATTTTAATCTTGCTTGACCTGGTTGGATTAATTTTGCTAAATAGATAGTTGAAAATGCTGTAATACGCGCCCCTATCGCGTTATGGATTGGGGTAGTGAAATTATAAGTGACGTCATGAATTTCATCACTTGGATCTTTGAATTTGGAATTCAGAATTACTTGCTGGGGTTGAGATGGAGAAGACATTATATATATTTAGTAAGAGATAATAAATATGTATTTTAACGGGGATATAAAGAGATTTCGGTAAGAATTTAAGTTATTACTTGAATGAAATCTGCTGACACTACAAGCTGGCGCGTATGTTTGAAAAACATAATACACTGACGGTTGTTACCTGCTGGGAGACCCAAAATTTCCATCATCAAACGACCACCTGTAAGACTTACATTAACACCTGAGATTGAGTTCAGGTTCAATACACGGGAGAGATTGACTGCCAATACTGAGTTACGGTAATCCGAATATCGAGCGGGTAAGGCGACATCACCATCTACGATACCATTCAAGAAACCGGTAGCACTGATTACTGGGGAGCCTTCTAGATATTGTTCGTTATCATTGAGGGTTGCCTTTTGTAATTCATGGAATGCTTCACTTGCGGTTGTAATAGGTTCGCTAAATACATTACGACTATCAATATAGAATTGATAAGTAGCCCCTGCCATTGTTGCTTGATTCCATACCTGAGTTGTCGCTGTTGGATAGAGAGAACTTGTTGATGCTGGTTTTTCAGTTAAATAACAAAATACTGCGTCCAAGTTGGAAGCGTTTAAGTTAGTTTTCAGGTTAATGTTGGTTCCGTCTTGGGTTTCGTTGGTGATAAATACGGATGGATACATAAAGGATACGGACTGATCCATGACCATACGGCGGAAACTGTCATCAACTGACGCGTCCATTTGAAGGAAATCTGCTGCTAAATAAACATTGTCTAATTTATAGTTTGCGGGTAGAGCTTCCCCTTTTGGTGATACGAAACAATCCCCGATTTGTGCGAGGGTCATGCGTAGCAATAGAGGAATAGCCATTATTGGAATATAAGAACGGTCTAAATTGAAGAAATTAACTATTTCTTTCAGAGGAACGGCGATTTCGAAAACACTGTCACCTGCGGTATCACCTGTGCGGTCGGTTAAATATACGCCTGATTGTGCGCCTGTAGTGGTAATGGATTGATACATTCCCGAACCCAATTGTCCGGATGTGCGAAGACGATCGGAACTCTCATACAACCGACTACGCAGAGCATTCCAACTATGAAGGTTACCGGTATCCAGACTAGTCTCTAAACTTTGTCCTTTGCATTGAAGAGTGTAGCCTTGACAGAGAGAACGCCAGCCCGCCTTTGGGAATGGATTGAGGAAATCAGTGCCACCATCACTTACCCGACCTATTGTCAGTTTTGCGTGGAGGATTGCGGATCCAGCGTCCAACCATTCTTGCGAAGAAGCGATATTGAAATCCAATACAGCCCCTCCGTTAAGGTTATCACCTGAACCGTTTGGACGTATTGTGCGTCTTTGTCGCGAGACTACAACGTCATTTGACCGGAGTTTTGATTGAAGTTGAATGGGAACTTCTTGTGGGAGACCTTTTGATTGAAATCCTGTTGCTATCATTATACAGTAGACTAATAATATATTTTTTATTTTTTAATCTTCTAAATAGTTATTATCTATTTTAAAACACTTATCCCAATTTCTATAATATCTTTGACTAAATGGTTTCTTTAAATTCATAAAAATAAAATCATAGTCAAAATGATTATTACGACGGAGGTCTTTCGCCAATTCATAAAAGAAATTGTCCGGGCATTCCTCGCTAATGTCATTTAATTCTTTACGGTTCATTCTATTGCTAAAATAGATATTGCTACACGCATTGACCCGTATTGGTGAATTCACTAATTTATATTTTTGTGAAGTTAAAATACAAGAAACATATTGATGCCTTGCTCTGATATAAATATTAACCATTTCGTTTTGACGTTTTTGGTTAATGGTAGTAATTAGATCGTCGACCAATAGTAGGACGGGTCGGGCTTTCTTTTCTCTCTTTTTCTTCTTCTGGAAATCCAATATTGCTAAAATAAAATCTTCGTCATAATGGTCTACAACGTTTTGCTCATGTCCTTCCATTACTTTCTTTAAATCCTTATAACTCTCATCTGTTTCATATGTTGGACTCATTATAAATATCTGGTCGGGCTTAAAGACTTTGCTATATCCATATTTTGGATTTGTCAATAAATCATTAATAGCAAAAGATTTCCCACTATATGATGGTGCAAAGACATTCAACCTAAAGGCTGGATTTGGATTCGGCATGTGTGACGGTATATTTTTCTCTATTTTCTTAACCCATTTTTTATCCATAGTTAATATATATTAAATCTAGATATATAAACAGTGTTTTTAATGTATTATCAAGCCTTCATTTGATATAACATATTTCGTAATTCGTCAGTGCTTCGTTTATCGGCATTTGGTATTCCTTTATATCTCGCTGTAAGTAACAAGTCCTCTCGTGGTTTGGTTCGTAATTCATCAAATTGCTCCACGTTTCTTAAACCTTCTGAAACCTCGCGGAAGTTGTATCCACGGATCCCACTCCTTCGTTTTTGTAAGGCTTTTAATGTTTGTTGTGGTTGATTTCTTTGGTTGCCCATTGCTCCTTTAAACTCAAAAAAACGGTTATAGTTTGGATTGCTCGTTTCAATTCGTTTTCCAAAATCATTCAATATATACTTTGCTTCTTTATCTAATCCAAACGTTGCATTCCAATCAAAGAAACTCCTAAGTCCATGGTAACGCTTGATTTTCTCGGCTAGTCCAATTGCTCCTCTGCCTCGCATAGCCAATAATTTCGTGTTGTAATCTTCTTGGACTTCTATCCCTTGGCTTATAGGGTCGCCTATCATTCTATAATGTAATAAATTCTTCTGCTTTTGTGTTGGTCTCCATCCTACCATTCCTAACGGGCTTTTTCCCATATTGAATACAATTGCTCTCTCTATCTTGTCTGGAAATTGGTCTAACAATATACTGGCTCTACTACCTCCTAATGAATGTCCGTAAATATTAAATTTACGATTTGGATACCGAGTTATTATATCTAACCAGTCGTTTTGTGCGTCTCCCATAATCGCCCCAGTGTCTCCTCCTCTGAATAATATAAATGCGTTACTATAAAAATCTATTGGGTCGGATGTACCTTTTAATGCTATATGATGCCCTCCTTTATAATCACTGTAATATACTAAATCCTTACTTTCAAATTCTAAATTATACATTCCCTTCTCTCCGATAAACGGGCTTCTCTCGCCTTCGTTTTTATAACTTTCTTCAAGCAAATACAAAGGTAAAAAATAATAACTGAATGCTCCATTCTCGTCTTTATACGCTCTTGCAATTGCGTCCGCATCCCCTGACCTAAATGGTACGTCTACGCCAATAGAAAACACTCCAAACTCTTGAAACTGTTCTCGTGGGTCGTTTCTCTCCGTTTCTTGTCCCTCATCTTCATCAAAATCTGTTGGAATATTAGAGAGACGTAATGGAAACCTATTGAGTGGGTCTATGCCTTGATTTCTTCCTTTCTCTTTTGCTATTTGTATTTTGTAATAATTGAGTTCTCTCGCTACATAGTCGCTCATTGTAAATTACAATTATATTATAAATCGTCCTTTTTAGTTGATTTTCGTAGCCATGATCGTCGGCGGACTACTGGATCTTGTGGTTCTTTCTTCATGGCTTGGTTGATTATCTTCTGTTTCTCCGGTGTCGCAGTGGTTCCTTTAAATGCTCGGTCTATTGCTTGCACAGGAACCTGTTGTGGATTTGTCCCAATAGATTGTGATGATACTAGGCTCGGGGTTGCTGCTGTTCGTTTGGTGGATTGTCGTCCTGGGCTTTGAGGTTTTTCTCTCCGTTTGGTTGTGCTGGCTGATACCGTCTGTGTTGTCATTTGTTGCTGGGCTTGTTGAATTGCCCCCGTTGGTGTTTCTGTTTTCATTCTTGCTTTCGGTTTGAATTCACGCCCTGTTCTGCTCTTCCATTCTTCCACTGCCAATAATTTTGCTCTTTTTGTATCTAAACTTGTGGAATGAATAAAATTAAACTCATTACTATATGGACTTGGTTTAAATGCCGGTTGTATTGCTCCCTGGGCGGTATATTCATTAATCTTTACTTTATAGTATAAATCCATTAAGTCTCGTAGTTCTTCATTCTTCTCTGATTGGGTTTGTGTTTTCAATGGTTGGGGTGTTGCCCTGGGTTCTAATGTCTTAGGTTCTTGGACTTTGAATGAATGGATAGTTTTATATACTTGGTTAAATTCTTGATCCACAACATTCCCTAATTGAACGTTGTTGATTGTAGGCGTGAATGCCATTATAGTTCCATATGTTTTCATAATTATAATATGGATTGATATTTTAATAATCTCTTTTTAGGTTCATGTTACCAAATATTGTCAATATTCAAATTGAATTTGTTGGATGGTTTGCTATTATACGGTTCGGGTTCTAAATCCTTCTTGACAACCTTTTTTGGTGCTTTCCGTTTCGGTTTTGGCTTCGGTTTTGGCTTCGGTTTTGGCTTCGGTTTGACAATTTCCTCCGCTTCTTCTAAATCGTCTTCCTCGTCAACGCTAGATATTGCTAGTGCTTTTTTCTTGGGTTGCTTTTTAACTGCCTTAGCCTTGGTCTTTGGCTTCGGTTTTTCAATAATGGGACTTTTCCCTTTTGCCCCTTTTGCCTGAGATTTTTCTAAAATCTTATTTGTTAAATCTTCTTCTTCCTCTTCTTTAGGTTCTTCGGTTTCATTTTGCTCTTCCTCAATATCATATTCCTCGTCAGGCATACTCTCATCCACATCCGGGATTTCTTCCTTTTCAATTTTAATATTCTCGGTTATCACTTTCGCGGTTTTCTTTCTGGGCATTATATTATTACTATATAATTAAATTTATACTTTAAAACTTATTTCTCTCTAAATATATATAATGGAAGATTTACAACAACCGAAAATAGACGTATCGATGAACCTCATAAAATCCGCTCGTGAAGAACTACTGGAAAAATTCGGTGATAATCCTGACTTGAATAAAATGGGTGTCTTTTGGTTTGATGTGGATACAGAAAAAAGGACTTCTAAGCCTGTTGATGAGTTATTTAATCATTCGTCGCTAAACCCGCCTACTGATGAACTATCGTCGTCTGTTGTCTCTACGTCATAATTATTTACTTTAATTGCTCCTACATGGTTCAATGGTATCATATCCACGGGTTTCAAAAACATATTGATATAACAAATAACCTCTTCTCTCCTGATATTTTCTACATTTATAGTAAATGTAATATGGGGTTTTAACCTCATTCTCAGGGTAATGTTCCCATTTTCTAGTTTGATATTATCAAACCTCTTTTTATGAAATGTCTGGACTAATCGCCTAAACAGATCGTCCCTTTCTTCACCTTTTCTCAGTTCGTAATTCAATTTCCGTTTTATGGTTTTAAGTTGGCGTTCTATTGGGTTCATTTATAGTATCATTACATAAGTATTTTAATATTATAACTTATTAAAATATTTAATTTGGCGTTGTTGGTAATTGGCTTTTTTATTTGGCTGATTGTTTAGGGGCTTTTAAGAAGCATTGACCCCTTAATTTGTTTTTATTTTCAAAATAACACGTTTTACACTGTTTTTTCCACCTCGGTTCTGTTTTTTTAATAGAATATGTCTCACATTGTTCGCATTTCCTGAAGTTTTCCATTATCTTAATATCTCTTTTCACCATTTCTCTATATAGTTTTTTGTTTGTTTCATTTGTAATCAATCGTTTTTCAACACAACAACAACCCATCACTATTTTTCTCCTGACATATCGTAATTTTACTTCATGAATATTATTAATCGCATGACCACAACAACATATTCCTTTTTGTTTAATTATATTTACTATTCTATTCGTTTTAATAGTTTTATGATTATCAAGATTATTCATTATAGTAATATCTATGTCATTCATAATTTCAATCTCTGAAAGATTAGAAATATTCTTCCACCCTTTTATTACATTAGAGTTTTCATTAATTAAAGCAAGCCCTAACGCAAAATAATCAGGCATTCCAAACTTTCTCTCTTGTATAGTTCCTGCTTTCGTTTCAATAAATACTCTTTTTAAAGTAATCTCTCCATTCTTAACGGCACTCTTAGCCATTCGTCTATATGAAGCAAACAAATCCATTTGCTCCAAAATATTCCCACTTCTATCAATATAAAACTCATTCATATCTAATTTCTCCCTACATCCGTCAAGAAACCTTATTAATTTATCGTCGATCACAACTTTAGTTATATTATTTAGTTGATCCCAATAAAATTCATTATCTACGATGATGCTTTCCATTTGTATAATCGTTGTTGTTGATTTATCTTTAAGTTCTTTTTACTCAATATATTCTTATAGATTTTAATTACCACGTTCCAGAATTCCCCATATAATCTCAGGGTTGAGTATGTGTTTATTCCGTTTCAAATATTGATACATTTTCTTGTTTTCTTCAAACTCCTCAAACAATAAATCGTTCATTAATCCATAGTTTCTCTTGTAATAGTTTTTCATTCTCCGGACTTTCAATTTATCCTCGTTTTGATGATAATAAGCATTGTCATAAAGTTTTCTTGTATCTGCTCGGTTCATTTGTTTGTTGTAATTATATATGAGTAATTATATTTAAATGGTTTTGACTTAACTATAATTAATAATCGGGATTTTAAAATGTCCTGTTTCTTATCCGGCGAAATTTTAAAATGTCCTGTTTCTTATCCGGCGAAATCAAAAAGTCCTTTTTTCAAAAAGGAAAATGACCTGACACCATAAATGAGTTAGCGTGTCATTTTATTTTAGAGCAGTAATTATTAAGGTCTTGTTTCTACTATAGAGCAGGTAGAGCAGGTAGAGCAGGTTATATACTTCCACGCGATATTTAAATTTTTTACCAGAGCACATACATGTGCTCACCCTTTTTTTTTTAATTCTGACTGGAAGTGCATAACCTGCTCTACCTGCTCTACCTGCTCTAAACACCAAACTCACACGCTAACTAGAAAATATAGAAAAACTAGCCACACGCTAACTCGTTTATGGTGTGAGGTCATTTTCCTTTTTGAAAAAAGCACTTTTTAAAAAATAGCTAAAACGGCGGTAAAAAATATGTATTTATTTATTATTATTTAATACGGCGGTCAGTGATCATCTTCATCTTCACTTTCTACCTCATCTTCTGAAATCCATTTAATTCCAGACCAATATCTATTACCACAACTCATTCCTTCATTCAATCCAATCTTTCTCATCTCCTGATTAAATCTCCTATCACTCATATCAATGCCTTGTTTTTTCCTCCATTCACTCAAATCCCGTTTTTTAACTCTGTCATCACTCAGTCCAGTAATTTTAAAAGATTGTAGCAGTTGTCCGTCAATTGTCATGTCTCCAGTCCAGTTTTCCATAATTGATTTCATTCCTACGGGTTCAGCCATATTCATGTTTTCCTGTAAATGTTGTCCAAAATATAAAATCAAATGTTGGAGTCCAACCTTGAACCATTTTTTTCTCAATGTCTTCTTAATGTTCGCATCAGCAGACTTTTCGTTATCTTTACAATCTTCAGGGGATTTTTGGACGAATGTATAAGGATATTCTATAAACTTGGCTCTGGCTCTCATCGCATCATCAAAAGGGGTTATTTTGGGTAAATCATTAATAAACGCATACACGGTTGTTTGTAGGTAGAAATTGGTTTCGTTCTCACGCATTCCACGACCTTGTAATTTATCACCGCCCGACGCAATCTTTTTTATAAGGTTACCGTTAAGGGTTGTCTTCATATTAATTTCATTTCCAAACAACAACCTTTTATGACGGGCTAAATAGAAGGGTCTCATTTTCATCGCTTCATCTTGGGTATTATTCGAATACGCCAATATTTCACCGTTAAATGTTCCAACAAAATCTCCAAAGGCTTCTTCCATCGCATTACAAGTTGTTCCTTTACATGAATTTGTTCCACCAAGACAAAAGTAGAAATTCTTCAAATCAACCTTTCCACGCAGTCCATTATAAAACGCTTGGATTAGATAATTAGCCTGTCCGTCGTCTTCTTTAAACGCATTTTTAAATAATATATCAAATACCTTTAAAGTCCACTCCTTAGTTTTCTCAGTCTGGTGATGGAAATCCATATCAATCCTGTTATAAAATACGACGTCCGGGTCAAATTCATATAACTCATTATTTTCAAAATCAAATATTCCATTTTTAAACAACAGTTTTCCAATTGACGATCTATCAGTTCTATCCACCCAATCATCGTCCATTGATAATAATTTAATAATCGGTGCAACTCTTTTTAATGAGGCGTCATTACGTCCATAACTGTCATCACTTATATATTCCCTACCTGTCAAAGGGTCAGACTTGTAAATACGGAAATATTTAGCAAATTCATAAACGTATTGTCTTACAATCTGGTCTCCATCACTTGTCCACATTCCAATTTTATTATTAAATCCATACAATACAGTTTTACAATACTTAAAATAATTAGGGCATAGTTTCGCAAGTTTCTCGGCAACATCCGCGTCAGTTCGGACTCCGTCATATAACCAAGATTTTTTAAACTCCACACCATTCACTGTAGTCTTTCCATCACTATTTACTTTATCACAATAAATATCCTCATCCGTATAATATTCATCAAACTCTTTAATTTTCAAACCGATTCGCATTCCGCTCTTTTTATAAATGAAATTCTCACATTCACGGATACACTCCACAGGTATTGTTTTAGCGTCTTCATTCGAATTATTTTTTAATCGCATTAAACCACCGTCAAATATAATGCTGTCCATTGAAAACCCCTTTTTACCCATGAAGTCCTTCACCAAATGAATAATGAAATTCTCAATAGTAAATAACAAATGAGACAATAATGAACCAATTTGATTTCCCTTTTTAATTCCTTGAAATCCATTGTCTTTTTTCTTTTGATTGACAATCTTTTTTAACTGTTCGCATCGCGGGTCATTGTAAAGGGTGTTAGCAATAGCCTTCAATTCATCAAAGAAAGGTTTTAACCAAAGGATTTCGTAATCAGAATTAAACTCAGGATGGTCTTTAATCATATCACTAAGAAATGAACCATAAGTTCCACCAAACATCAGGCGGATAAATAATTGTTTTATGTTCGCTTTTGGTAGGTTCATTTTTGTCATACATTCTTGCATCATTTCATCCCGGTCTTTGCAGTATTTTGTTATAAAGGTGTTTGGAATATCCCACGCATCCGTTAGATTTTTAAGAATGGAAGGGCAACAATTGACGATATCCAGATCGCAATATTGAGTTCTATCAATAAGAGTATTACGAATGTAAGCACAAAATCGCTGTAATGAGCAAACACCTTTCACATAATAACGTCCGGATTTGTTACGGAAATATTCAGGATTAATAAAATAACCTTTTTTAGTGTTTCGCTTCAGCAATTTCGCAAGAGATCGCAAGTTCTTAATATCCAAGTCCAAATTTTGTTTGCGTGTTTCATACCATTTATCAGCAGGAAGAATAGTTTCAATAAGAGATTTAATAACTTTCATTACATCAGTCCTAAAGAATTCAGTCCCCGTAAATGAAAGGGGATATTCATAATTAATTATATCTTCAATAGACATTATATCAACGGATGGCTTGTATGTAGTATTAGTTGGGTTCATCATTATATAATATCAGGATAGATTTTCTGTTAAATTCTACTGTTATACTTATTATGTCAATTTATCTTTAAGTTGATTTAACTCAATCAATTTTTATTTCGGCGGGGTTGTAAATAAGTATTTGAAAAAAGAACTCAATATAAAAATATATATTGATTTCTAAACTACTTCTATTACATTTTATTCTGGAACAACAATTGTATCATACACATCACGGTCGCTCACTTTATCCATTAATCGGTTTAATAGGAAGTCAATTTTATCATCACATTCCATAAACATTTTTTCATAATCTATAATTGATTGTAGACGACAAGGGTCGTGAAGATATTTATGAATTTCACTTTCTAATGGGTTATAACATTGTGCTTCATATACATCTTCTGCTTTTTCCAAATTTTCAATTGTTATTCGCAACAAATTACGCATAAAACGAACTTGTTTTGGATGGTTATAATTACCATCGTTTAAAATGGTCTTGATGAAATTCTTGTAGTATTCGTTTCTGGCAATAAATCCAATTAGGTCTTGTAAATCATCGGTATCAAGAATATAATGTGTCATCTTTCCGTTATAATGTATATTGAGTAGATTTCTTTAACTTGTTATAACTCAATCAATTTTTAGTTGGGACAATTAGTTAAATATTCGAATACGTCTGCTTCTTCTGCTGCTTCTTCGTCTGCTTCTTCTTCTTCTTCTGCTTCTTCTTCTTCTTCTTCTTCGTCAATATATTCAGCTGAAAATGGATACCTGTTGTTTTCAATTAGTTCTATAGCCTCATCCCAAATTGCGTCTACAATATCATAATCATTATCGAATAAATAAGGTTTTTTAAAAATCCTTGTCACTTTATTATTAAGTTCAGTCCAGAATATGTTAATCAATGACTCATTTGCACCTTTGTAATCAATCTTACGACTGATTTCACTAAATGCATATTCAATATAATTTTTATTCATCACCACTGTCATAAGAATTCCACAATTAACCGAGTGATTATTAGCCATAATGAAATGTTTAACAAGTTCTAAAAGAATTTAAGATACCACTTATTTATGGGCATTTGATTACTTCAATTTTTATTTGCGTCATTTTTATCAAGAAAAATATTATATTTCTCTAAGATGGGTCTTATCGCATCTATTCTTTCCATAAAATATTTACTAAATTTATTTAAGTTCAGGTTTTTCTTTTAATCTTAATAATCTTTTCAAAGCTTCATTAACCTCTTCTTGAAATCCTTCTTCTCTCAATTCTCTCGCAGTTTTCCAGGTAGCCTCAGCCACTGGATAACCTTTCCATTTTACTAGAAAACTCAGGATACCCTTATTACGCTTCGCTTTAATCAATTTTTCCACAACATATTTAACAGTCAATTTATCGGCATTTTCAACATCTCCCCCTTTAATCACTTGTAATTCCGGACGCTTGAATAACCCCTTCAGTTTCTCTCCGTCAGCCTTTGATTTAATTGCATATAAAATTGGATTACTTGGGTTCTTCTTTGGTCTTTGTATTCTAAACACTGTAAATAATTCTTCAGTCCATTTAATCGCACTCTCCTCAATATTATGTTTATCCTTTTCTATCGCTAACCTAACAACATCCCCTATTTTAATATCGTCTTTATGTTGGTTGGTATTATTTTCCAATACTTTCTCTTTCTCTCCATCTGCCTTATCAGGTGCTACCTCTGTTTTCTTTGTCAGTTGATGGATTGCCTGTTTATTAATGAAGTCTTCCACTTCTTTCCGTGGCACTTTATTAAATATTAAGTCAGTCATGGTAATCTTTTTTAAGAAAGCCTGTAATGATCCTTCATCTTCCATTTCTTTAAGTTCGTCTGTAATAAATCTATGAACATTATCCCGACTTTTCTTGTATCCACGCTCATAATAAAAGTAATTGATTACCGCGTCATAAGCGTTTAATAATTCAGGGGTATTTTTACTTCTACGTGTTCTTTTAATAGTTCCGTTTCTAATCCCTTCTTTTCTCTCCGCTTCGGCTTGCTTTTTCGCTTGAAGTTCTTCCCACTTTTCAAACGCATCTGTGTATAAATAAACTCCAATCGGTGATTTTCCTGTCACATTAATATATTGAACTGACCAACTCACTCTGTTTTTACCATTAAATAGTGTAAAATATTTAGTCTCTTTATTGTTAGATCTCAAATACCCACCCAATCTAACCTTTTTATCAATTGTAATATAACAAACTTTCATACCCGTTTTCAACTCTGATAATTCGCCTGTATATCTTTCCACCCCGTGTTCTTTCCATTGTTGGATAACATCATCTAATTTCTCACTATATTGTTCATGATCGGTTTTAATCCCTTCTGGGTATTGATAATCTATTTTGTATTTTTCATTTTTAAATGTTTTCACACCATTCGTCGTTGTTGTTGTCATCTTGAATATATATTTATATTATACATATATATTTAAGTTTGTATCAATTTTTAATTCGGCTGTATTTCTACAAATCCACTTTTTTAAATTTAAAGATTTCAATATAATTTTCAAAATCATTATTAGAATTCCATAATTCGTTTTTATTCGTAAATCCAAACAAGATTTTTCCATCAATCATTATAATCAATTGAATTAAATCCACACTTACATTATTAAAATCTTCTGAGTTTTCAACTGGATATATATCATTTTTAACCCATTCGCTTTCAGTTATCACTTTAACCGTCCAAAAATAGTTCATTTCCTTTTCATGTTGGACTTGTTCAACCTCAATATCACGTTCTCTCATATTCTCGTAGAATTCATAGATACGTCTGTTAATCCCACTACTCATAGACATAATATCATTATACTTTGTGCTTAAATACCAATCCATTTTCATTCTATTATAGTTATATTAAGTGATTATCTTTAAATCGTTTTTACTCAATCAATTTTCTTTTATGAATATCACTATTCAAATGGCGGGAACATGTTCCAATTTCTTTAGTTTAAATTCATACATACCATTTTTTCTAACAAATATATCTCCAAACTCTGGATATATTTTTTTCAATGCTTTTGCTGATTTTTCCATGGGTTTTAATCTCTCTTCAAATGTCCCTAATCCACCTTCAGAACCATAATATTTAGTTTCAAACCCTATTTTATTGAATCTTATTACCTTACCATCCAGGATAAAATATTTTATTGTCTTCTCTACATCATCCTTTTGACCACCGTATTTTAGCGTTATATTTATTGACAATTGTGAGTTATTTGGTCTATTTATAAACCCATAGAAAACACCAACAATGAAATTAAGGGTTGTCGTTATTTCTTTCCTGGGTTCTCTAAAAAATGGATTGAATACAGGATAAACACCCCATATATATGCTCCTTCTTTCTTTATTATCTTAAATGCGTGTTTTATAAAGTAATTCAAAGATTTGTTCTTAAACTTATCACTTAATGATAAATCAATGCTTTCAATATCATCATCCATTGATACTATATATTTACCTTTCTTAAAATATTTTTCGATGAATTCTCTCTGTTGAACAATGCCTAAGCAACCAACTATAATTTTATTATATTTATTTTTATCCAGTGTAGATTTATATATATCTTTTTCTTCTTTATTTGCTACAAAAATGTATACCCTATCTTTACTTATTTTATTATTTTTTAATGTTGTAAGTGTTTTTTCATTACATATATTTTCTCTCTTATAAGACGGGATACATATAACATATTCTTCCTGCATGTATAATTTATATTATATATTATATTTTTTTGTTTTTTTTATCTCTATTTTTTTTTGCTTTCTTTGAAACCTCATCATAAAAAGTTTTGTCAAACATAATAGCATCTTTGCATTTATCATAAATGCCCTGTCTTAGATATGATACTAACGATAACCTTTCTGCACCGTCTGTTATTAATTCTATTGGTTCATTCCCATGTAATAAATGAACATCCATACCTAGAAAATCACCTGTTCTTACATCAACTCCTATTCCGTATTGTGGAAATCCTGTATAACCACCTTTATAATCTCCCTTTTCAATTACTATTAAATTCCCAAAACCTTTATTAAAATCACCTTTATCATAATGACAAGCAGTTTGTAAATTGAGGTTTGTTGTTATTGTGGAAAACGCTGTATTATCTATTTTGAATTTTGTACTCTGATTTGCTTCATATTGGATAGTATGATGAATCGGGAATAATTTCTTATATTGTTTATCTATATCCTTTATTAATGGTATTATTTTTTTCCATTTTAAAGGGTTTTGCATAGTAAAACGCGTTTGTCTACATATTGGTTTTTCTTTATACATACCAGCGTCCCTAAAAATCCATTTTTGACGAACTGATAATGTATCGAAATAACCAATTATATTAGATGCTATTTTGTTGTTATTCAATATAGTTGAAGCTTTTAATTTATCTCTAATGCCTCCAGCCATACCCCTTGTGGTTGTGGTTTTTATCCTAGCATGTTTTATAATAGAATCATAACATTTAAGTATATTTTTTAATGGTATAACATTTTTACGAAATCTTAATATATAATTTCCATCCTCATCTTTTATATCAATATCTTTATTACAAATTTTTTTATAATATCCTTTTGGTAATATTGTCCCTTCTAACTTTTTTGTTTCATCATCTGTTAATATTTTTTTTACTATAATTGTTTCTATTTTTGGCATATATTATATATATATCTATATATTTATATCATTATACTCTGTGCTTAAATACCAATCAATTTTCTTTTATGAATATCACTATTCAAATGGCGTTTTAAGCCACGCTTCAATACCAATCTACCACACACACACACTATTTTAATCCCATTTTGTATTTTCAATCGGTCTTTATGAGCCTCTTTATAAATCTTATTTTTCTGTCTGGTTATATCTAAATGTTTCCGTTTATAATTTCTACTATAATCTTTAAGGTGTTCTTGGTGTTCTTGATAATAGTTCATGTAATACTTTAATATAATATCTTTTTAACTTCTTCTTTTGGTGATTGAGTTTATTAGTTAATTTAATTTTCTCTCTGTTTCTCTCTTTCCACAGTCTATTCATTTCCTTATCTCTGTCCGTCTTAACTCGTAGTTTATTTTTCTCATTAATCACTTCCTTATTCTTTTTATAATATAATCTACACTTTTTTAAATGTATATCATTATTTTGTTCTCTCCAATTCTTACCATATTCTCGGCTCTTGTCCTGATAATTTCTAACACGGTTTTTTGTTAATTCAAAGTCTTGTTTTAATTTAAGTTTATGTAATCTCTCAGCATTGTCCAGTTCTTTATATTGTCCTGGTGAGGGATTAAATTGAATATCCCTTTTAACTCCATCTAAAGCGTCACGGATCGGTATTTTAAGGTTTCCCATTGTGATACATTTCATGTTCCTATATTCCTAAATATTATAGAGAGAAAATGTAAAATTATATAGCATAAATCCTATTGTATTATAGATTTTGTTAATAATAGTTGATTTAACACCTTATTGTAGTGTTTCTTAACCCTCTTATTTGCGTCCCTTTCTTTCTGCTTTATTTTTAATTTCTCTCTATTCAGTTCTCTATATTTTCTCAATCGTTCTTTCACTTGTTCTCTGTTTCGTTCTATCCATTCTTTATATTTAACCTTAATATGTTCTTTATTAGCCTTTAAATACAATTTTCTTTTTCTTTTCTTTTCGCTTTTAGTTTGTTTTACTCTCGGTGTTCCTGCTTTTTCCAACCTCTTTAATCTTCGTTGCTCATTATAAACAGCTTTGTTCTTGTGATAATTTATCAATTGTTTTTTGTTTAACTCTTCTCTGTTTGCGTAATGATACATCAATTGTTTCTCATTATGAGTTGGTTTACATACTTGCTTATACCAATTGACATGGTTTTCTATAAATATGTTTAATAATCTAATTAGTTCAACTCTCTTCTTTTTTATTAAATACTTTTTTGTTAAATACTTAGTTCTATTCTTTCTCAATAATGTCGTTTTTTTCCTTATCGATATTGTTGTTTTGTTCTTTTCATAATAGTTTTTGTTCTTTCTCAATATTGTCGTTTTGTTCTTTTCATAATAGTTTTTGTTATACTTAGAATGTTGATCCGAATTCCTTTCTCTCCACGTTGTCCGTTTGCGTGTAGGTTTAGGGTTAGGGCGTCTATTTCTGTAATTGTGTAATTCTCTTAATTCTACTTTATATCGACTTTCTAATTTACTAAGCCTGTTAGAATTCCATAATTCTTTATATGGTCTAGGTGAAGGGTTAAATTTGGTTGCTCTATAATTTCCGTCTAAAGCGTCCTTTATGGGGATAATGAGACTTCCAATTTTAATATGGTTCATATTTCTATGTTGTTGAGTTGTTTTTATATTGTATAATATAGATAAAATAGTGTGTTCTGTAACGCGTGTTTGCGTGTAATATAGATAAAATAAAGTGTAGTATAAAGGTTGTATTAGGGTAAGAGCATATATTTATAATTCAATTACTTAGAGCAGGTAG